AACGAGACGTTGCCGAGCCTGCGCAGCGGATGAAACCGATTGGCGTTGGTTTGAAACATCAAGTACGGATAGCCGGTTTCAACTTGCTGCTTTCCGATCTCGTTTAGATATTCCCGAGCACTTTTCGGCTCGCTCTTCCGGATCTTGTCGTTGGCCACGAGCTCGTCGTACATCTTATCAAAATCCACATCACTCATCTGGATGCCGTATTCCTTTTTGATGTCGTAAGGGCTGAACTGATAGAAGTCTTCGCCCCGCTCAGCGAGCTCGAAGAAGATGTGCGGCACGATCAGGCCGGTCGATAGCTTCTTGAGCCGGATCTTCTCGTCGGCGTTGTGCTTCTTGCTGTGGAGCAACTGATCGGCATCCAGGTGAAAGATCGATGCATAGGCCGCTCCGCTGCCGTTGCGCTGACCCATTTGATCCCAAGCAGAGAAGGTGTCCTCCATCAGCTTGGCGACGACCATGATGCCCTTGGCGGCACCCTCGTAACCTTGGATTGGGTCGGACATGGCTCTGAGGTTCGACAGATTCACCGATACCCCACCACCGACCTTGGACAACTGACCGCAGCAGTTCAGCACATAGTTGATGCTGTTCAGAGAATCGTCTGTAATGAGCAGGAAGCACGAGATGAGCTCGCCTCTACGGGCACGGCCGGCGTTCATGTAGGACGGAGTGGCCGGCTGGTATTCCTGCTTCATGAGCGCATTGATATAGCGTCGGGCCCGGTCCATCCGGCCGGCTGCGTAATAGAGCGCCACGATCGTGTTATGATCTTCATAACTTTCAAGGTACTGCTTCTTGTTGTTCGTCATCAGGGCATAGTCCTGATAGAATTTGCTGATCGCCATGAAGCTCTGGAATTTGAAGTTATAGGATGCAGCGATGCTGCGGATCTCCAGGATCTCCTCCATGCTGTATTCCTTGAAGATCTCCTTGTAATAGTACCGGTTTTTGACCATCCATTTGAATCTGGCTTCATGCGATTTGAATTTTCGCATCTTGGCATCGACTTCCACCTGGAACTCGTCGATCGCTTGCAAATCATGCTCCAGCTGGTAAAAGCCATCTTCATGCCGCTGAAGAATCATGTTATTTGACTCGATGTAACTCAAGACCTTTCACCCTTTCTAAGAAGTGTTGGACATCGCTCGGCCCGCCTGCAAGCTCAAATTTATGAATGATGGGAACACTGTACCGGGATGAGATGATATCGGCGGCATGTGCAAACTTCGGCCAATTCCGGCTCCCGCTTGCGGCCACTCCTCGAAGATGATCCTTGTTATTTTCAATGAAACGGATAACCTTTTCCGGCACTTCCCCGAACCCACAGGTATATGTGACCAGCACAAAGGCTTCGTCAACACGCAAACCATCTTCAATGCGCCTCACAGGCAAGCCAAGCTTGTGAACGAATTTATTTACCTTTCCGGTAAAACTGCTATACATAATTAGCATTCTCTCACCCCTGCGTAATACATTACACAAAAGCAATGGTAACTTTAATTTTAATGGATAAAAAATATTAATTCAAGATATTGACATAGGGAAACCCCAACACTACAGCATGTTGGGGTATAGATCATATTTACCCGATCCGGGGCGTGCCGGTCGGTCCTTGGTCTTTCCCTTTCGCATCGAGCACGACGAAGCTCGACCGCTGCAGCGCTTCTGCTGCCCCCAGGTGCTCAATGATCGCCTGGTTGTTGCGCACGACGAGCTGCGCATGCGGTGAAGGATCGTTGATGATATGATTGATTTTACGGGCGACCTCCAGGCGAAGTTGTGCCAACAACTCTTCCAGCTTCATACCATCCGGGTTGTCCCGTCCCATTAGAATTGGCTTTTCCACGTTCCTCACCTCACAGGTTGATTTCGACAAACTCATAACGAGCGATCTGATTCGCTAGGGCAATGATGAATCCCGGCTGCCCCATCTTCGGCTCCAGCTGCCTCGACGGCGACCGGGAACCTTCATGCCCTTCGATCATTTGAATGAGGGCGTCGATCACCTGCGAATGGAGCTCTTTGCCATGCTCACGGATGATGCTGCTGATGGTGATCGGATGCAGGTGCTTCAGATCATCCGGCATGCTGTTGAGTGTCATGTCGCTGAACAGGACTGCCGTAAGCATCATGTCTCGGTACGGTCCGCCGGTACCTTCACGGACCAACATCTCATTGACAAGCTTGAATACCTTCTTCACATGCGTCACGAGCTTTTCGTCTTGATAGAAGGCTTCTGGTGCAGTGGACAACATGTTCTCTGCGAATGCGTTGATGTCAGTGCTGATAATCAAATCCAGCTCCGGGCGAAAAATCATAACGGCTTCTTTTACATTAACTGGCATACTCATCGATCCCCTTATCTTCCCATGTTTTCTTGTGCACAGCTAACGTGTGCTTCGTTGCGGATTTCCCAATCCAGACTGTTCATCCAAGCCCCGTTGTTTCCCCTCGGGGACTTGGAGGTCGGCTCCTTCACATTCAGACCGCAGTAGCGGCAGTACACGGGGGCATTTAGCGATCGTGCCGCCTGCTGCATGGCAATCTGATTGAAGTCTTTGGCGATCGATGCGGCCGGCTTGAACATGACGTGGCCCTTAAACTTCGCCATCGTCATCCACCCCATCCGGCTTCCGGAATTGGAAGCATCTGATCCCTTCCTCGGTCAGGCTGACATCGGTCAGAACCCGCTCGCCTTTGCTCTTCCCGTTGAGGAAATACTCGAACGTTCGACCGATGTAGTCCCGCAGCGGCTCAAAGTCCGTGGTCCCACGTTCTTCGTCGTAATGGATTACACGACCGTCAGGAACCTTATAAAGACGAACAAGGCCGAGACCCTCCTCGGTTTCATAATGGATTTCAAACTTGCCGAAATCCAGATCGATCCGTTCCCGCCGGATCATACGAGACAACACAGACGGTGTGTGCAGATCCCGCTTGCAGAGCAGCGATTGCTCCGTGAGTACACACTTACGGCAAGCCTCGTGCGCCGAGTTATACGAGCGGCATTTGTAACACAGCGGGCATTCCTCGAAGGCGGGGCAATAATGGACCACCTGGTGCCGAGGCCGGTTGAGCGGATCCTCGCTACTCAGGTTGACTCTCTTGCCGGGCTTGAGCGTTTCGCCCTTCTTCGCCTGAGAATGCTTGTATTCCTCCACGAGCTCATGCCGCTGTGATCTGGTTAATCCACCTTTGTAAATACGCTGCAGCATATCATCCATGGTACATTCCCCTTACTTGTCTTATTCTTCGAACCCGAGATCCATCAGATCTTTTAACGTCAGCGGAATTTTGCGATCCTTGTTCGGATCCTTCTCCGCTTCTTCGAGCTTCTGCACCCACTTGTCGTTTTCATTGGCCATCTCATCGACACGGGCTTGCAGCTCCCTGATCCGGTTGACCACTTCGATCATACGGCCGGTCGGCGGCTCACCTTTGATCTTCGGCAGCGAGTTGTATTCTTGATTCAGTTTGGCCAGCTCCGTCTGAGCGCCTTTGATTTCCATTTTGTTCATGGAGATTTTATTATTCATTTGCTCTTCGATTTGAGCCAAGGTTTTGGATGGTCCGACTAACATGGTGGATTCACTCCTCTGGATTATTTGAAATAGGTGACAAAGAAATTGTCGATCAAAGCTTCGATGGCGCCGGAATTGGATGTGGCGCTTTCGAACAGCAGTTGCCGCAAAGACTGCGTGGAGTCGTATGGCGTGCTGAGCGTCTTGCCGTTGTATGCGATCGTCATGTTGCCGTTACCGTCGCCATCGATCTTCAGTTTGGATGCAGGCAAGAAGATGATGCCGTTATGCAGTTTCAAGAGATCAACAGGCTTGATGTCGAATCCGAGTGTACGCTGCACGGTTCGCTCCACGAAGATGATCTCATCTTGCGTGATGAACAGGATACCGATGCCTTTGAGATCTACCATAAACAGCGTTGGCGTAACATCGCTCTTGCGGGTCGGTGCAATGTTCAGTTCAATCGTAAACTTCGCACCGGCCGGGATTGGCGAAGAAAACGTCTGCTGAAAGTCCTGCAGATCATAACACTTCTTCGCTTCATCGTAGATAGCCGTGCCGCTTTCGAATCCAACCGGCGGCTCGAAGCTGTCGAACGTCGTGCCGATCAATGTCTGAGAGATCACCGGTGGCTTGTAGTTTTGCTCCAGCTTGGCTAGGTTGTTGCCTTTCAGGCCGGCATCGTAAATGTCGCTAGGTTGAACAATATCCATCCCGAGCGGATTTTTGTTGGCCGTCTCACTGATGAGGCCGATGACAATGTTCTCACTGGCCAGTTTGTTATTCTTGATTTCGAAGATCCATTTCTGGTCCGGCGCATAGCGGATCCGGTGGAAGTCGATATCGTGTCCCTGTGCGGTAGCGGCGAAATGGAAGACGCCGGATTTGGATTCGGAACGAACCACTTCACCATCCAGAATCTCTGCAATCTTGGCCGTAAACATCATTTCGTTTCGACCTTGCACCAGGGTGTAGCTCGAAGGATGAAAGGAACACTCCAAGCGGTGTTTCTTCTCTTCATCAAAGTAGTATGAGAATATCATGAACATTACCCCTCCCGCTTCGAAATGGCCATTTGCGAGCTGTCTTTCCAGCTCTGGAGATCCACAGCGATTGGCACGGCCACGCTGCCTTTGGGCAACATGGTTACGACCTTGGTCGCCTCGTCGAATCGAACATCGTTGCGCAGGCCGAACACATGGGCGATAAAGCCGCCTGCATCAAACTCCAGCGCCGCCAGCTCGATCGTGTGAGCCTGCAGGTCGCCAAACATCTCAGCATTGCGCTGCTTCAGCTCATTGATAATCCGGGTGTAATCGTTTTTCAGTCCCAGGTGACGGTCCATGCGTTGCTTGGCTACCCGGATCTGCTCTGCCTTATCGGCTGGCACCTCCGGGAATATGGCCGCTTCAATTTCCAAGTTGCGGATCAGCTCGGCCTCATCGACAATATCGTTCATGATCCGAGTCAACTGCGCCTGATAAGCGCTCATCGTGTCTTCCAGCCGCACTTGCTGCTGGATTTCACCGGCGATCAATCGTCGCAAGTATTTCTGCTGCATTTCAAAGTCCTGTGCGACTACATCCACTTGTAATGCCCTCCTTATAGATTCAATTCAAATTGGGTGAAGCTCATTTGTCTTCTGCGCCGCTTCCGCATAATATCCGGATCCGTCGGCAAGAAGAGCTGACGCTCGTTGAGCTTCTGACGACAGCGGCGGATATCCTCCGGCGGTGTCGCATACACCATATCTTCCAAGCTGACGCAACTATCATAGGTGCGCCAGTACAGGTAGATCAGAATATTGTCGCTGTTTCGGGCCGCCTCGTTTTGCTGCAGAAGATCGAAGACTCGCTGCTGAATGGTATTGAGGCTCGCTCGTTCAACTTGCCGGGGCGCTATTTCGCCAAATAGATCCCTGATTTCATCTGACATGCGTTCATCCTCCTGTGAATGAAATTGATATATGATCTCCTTGCGGAGTAATATCCTAAGCTTGGTTAATGAGTGATGCATAGCGGCGGCAATCTTCGATCGGCGCCTCTACCACGTAGTTCCAGTCCGGCGTGAACTCGTAGAAGCGAGTCCCTTTGAAGCTGCCGAATTTGTTTTTCCCAATGAAGTTTTCAATGACGGGCATCTTCCGTTCCTCGTCTTCGTTAATCCAGTACACGGTTGCATTTTCGGCTTTCACGCCTACCTCGCTGTATAGGAGGCAGATCAGGTTGGCCTCGTACTGAAGCTCGATCGTATCTTTTAGATCCTCGACGGTCGGTCGCTTGTTACCGGTCTTTCTCAAGTGCGCCGTACACATGACAACGGCGTTGTAGGTGACGCTCCACTTCTTGATAAACTTGGCCACATATGTGTTCTTGGCGTCGGTATTGGTGAACTTCTCGCTCTCGACGGTCAAGTCATTGAACGAGTCGATGGCAATGACGATCCTTGCTCCTTCCGGTAGCGTCATGATGATGTCCTTGATGTGCTGCTCGATGCCTTCGACAGATGTAGTCTTATTGGAATCGAACATGCCGAAGCGATCTGTATGGCGGAATAGGTTCTTCATGCCTTCGTTCCGCCGCTCTAAGATGTCTTTCTGATCCGCAAAGCGCTCAGGCTGCTTCGCTTGTGCGATAGTTATGCGCTGATCGCAACTAATGTACCGAGGCATGAGCTCGTTGTTGCTGTCATCCAGGGAGTGATAAGATACGTATACCCTGTCATTGCGCTCGGCCATCTGCTTGCAGATCTGGAGCATCAGGGCGGATTTCCCGACGTTCGGTGCGGCCGCAAACAGGATCAGGCCCGGCTGTGCGCCACCTTCGATCGCTTGGTCAAGCAGATCGAATCCGGTGGAAAGACCGCCTCTGGACCCTCGACTCCAAGCGTACTCATCCATCGCCAAGATGTTGGCGATCATTTGCCGCTCGATTATATTCAGCTCTCGGCCGAACAGTGCCCGCTCATCGACGAGGATCAGCCGCTGCGGGTTGTTCGGGTCCTGGGCAAACACATTGACGGCGGACTCCGAACGCATCTGCTCGTTAATCTGGCGCATGACATCTTCAAAGCTTTGGCTCATTCTTCTCTCTCCCTCCCCTGTGGCCCGGCTCTCCCCTTGCGCATAGCTGCTTCTTGAACTCGCTCTGTATCAGGTATCGAAGGTGACATCTGAAAAAGCTATCCCATGCGCAAGGGGAGCTGGCGAACTCCCCTCACTTGGTGTATGTCAGGAGGCGGGAGCGGGATGCGACACCCACTCCTGGCTGGATACGTTACGTGATACTACGTGATCTTACGTGATCCACCCAGGAAAGGGGGTCGCTATCGCTACACGGCCTTCCCCTTGAATAGCGGGCAATTCGCTTTGTCGCACACGCCGCTGAGACCTTTGAATGTCTCACAGCCGTACTTGTACTGCCCGTTGTAAACCGAATGCACGGTTGTTTCAACCTCCCTGTTCGGTAGCGGCGGCACACAGTTTTCCTCACCCCACAGCGTCAAGCGAGCCAGCGCTTCCTCTCTTTCGACCCCTTGCTGCATGAAGAAACTGGCGAGCGCTGCACAGCTGTTGTTGCGGCCGTCAATCGTTTCTCGGAACGTTTTCTCCAGCATCGTCGTAATGCAGATCGGCAGCTCGGTTAATGCCCGCATGCGGCCGCTGTATTCCCTGCGGCTGTTCGCCCGATCCGTCCATGTTTTGATGTATTTTTCGAGCGCCAGCTTCGCTCGGTTCGACACCATCGTAGGCGGCTTGCGCAGCTGCCGGGGCGACATGGCCAGATTGCGAATGTCCTGCAGCGATAACGTGGCCAGCTCCAGATGTGTGATCGGGATCTTGTAGCGCTGCCCCTTGATGTTGAAGCTATTCACCATCCGGAACATCCGCTTGTCATCATACATTTTCGGATCCATTGTGTTGTGCAGGCAGTACCGCTTTATGTCGTTAAAGATTTCTTTGTAGATCATGTTCAGCGAATAGTGCGGCTGCAGGCCGAGAACGGTCGCATCCACCGTCAAGTGAATCCCCTTCTGTCCAGAGAAATACAGGTTCACCTGCTCCGGTTCGACAGCTAGGATCAGCTTCAGGTAGCGCAGCGCCACATTCACGTCGAACTTGATCTTGTCGAAGTCATCATCCGTTTGAAGCGGGTAATCGAAATCCAGATAGAAGTCGCCGTACTTGAGCGACTCGCCGGCATTGATGATCCATTTCTGCTTGTCGTTTTGAAACCATACCGGATTGATGTACCGCATCATGGTCTCATAGACGCCGCAGTTGTTGTATTTTTGACGGAAACCGTCCACCTGGTCCAAGGTCATAAAGTGCTTACGTGTGAAGGTAAACTTGCTGTCTTTGACCCATGGCAGATCGGCGCCGCACTCCACGTAAACCAGTGGCTGTACGTCGTTCATGCTTCATCCCTTCTTCGTATCACTTTGTTGATCCCGACCTGCTTGTGCGTGTTTTCCTTTTCCCGAATGAACTCCCGTGCCAAATCCATATACCGCTCCAAGTCAAATGCATTGCGCAGCGGTGGCAGATCCCTTTCGGATCGGGCCGTCTTGGACGCATCGATTGCAAACAGGATTTCATCCAGGCTGTATATGGTCAGCAGATGCTTGAATTTGCCCTCGTCTTGCTTTCGCATATGGTCATGCGGCACAATCTCGCAGATGCTGTACCAGTATCCGGCAAGTTCCTTCATTGTGTACCGCTTTTTCATTTCGAGGTAGAACGGCTTGGATTCCCGGATCATCTGGCCCGTAACCGGATCGAGGCGCATGCGCACCGGCGGCGGAACATCCCGGAGGATGTTGTGGTAATAAAACACATCCGGATGCATTAAGTTATCCGGCGGCTGCTTGTTGACGAAGATCTCTTCCAGATGGTAGATCCGTGTGATCATGGCCGGGTATTCTTTGGCGAACCGCTCGATCTCGCTTTGAATATCCGGCAAAGACCATCCTTCCGTTTCCAGCTTTTCAATCGTCTTGATCGACTTGGCGATTTTGTTTTCCGTATTGGCTATCGATTGATTCATCACCAGTACGAACCACTCCGCCAGCTTTGGTCGGGTATCCAGGGGAACCGCTTTGTAGTTCCCCGAGATATCCATATCCCATCGTTGGTTCATGCCTTCCCCTCCCTACACAGCGATCTGCGTCAGGTAGTCGTTCAGGCCTTTGAGATTTTGCGGGTTAATGTCCTTCATGGATGCATTGGCATCTTTCAGGTAATCCCGAATATACGTGTTCATTTGTTCATCAGTTTGAATGTTGAGGCGGGCCCGGTGCTGATGCATGCGGATCATTTCTTGCTGATCCCACTCATGCGGAATGGAGCTCGGCTGTTGCGCTTGTTGCTCTTGCACAGCCGGCTGCGGCGCTCCTACCGGCGGGCCGTAGGTTTGGGGCTGGGCGTTGTACCCTTGCTGCTGTGCTTGACCCTGCGGTTGAGCTTGCCCTTGCGGCTGAGCGACATACGGCTGCTCCTGAACGCCTTGCGGCTGCTGTCCTGGCTGATGCTTTTGGTTCCATGCGTGATGCTCCGGCGTTCCTTCGTTGAATGGGTTGAACGGATAGCTGTCTGGATCTTGTTGATTGAAAGCTCCGTTCGCCTGCTGGTTCACATCATGCACCCAGCTTTGCTGCTGCTGCTGCTGTTGCTGATATTGCGGCTGCTGCTGGTAGGGATCTACCGGCTGCCCCGCCCACTGTTGACCGCCTGGGAATTGATAGACGTTGCCTTGCTGCTGTTGACCGTATGGGTCAGGTTGTGCCGGCCAGCTTCCTTGCTGCACCCACCCGCCTTGAGGCGCTGGATACTGTTGCGGTTGCTGCTGTTGACCATACATGTTCGGCTGTTGTTGCGGCTGGCCAATCATGTAATTCGGATCGTTTTGAGTCTGAGCATAGTCGTCATCAACTTCGATCTTGATTTTCGAGTAAACGCTCTCGCCGATACCGAACAAGGATGCAGCTTTTTTAAAACAATCAGATGCCGCTGCCTTGTAAGCCGAGTTTTGATTATCCTTGCCACCGATCGCCACTTTGCTTCCGAACTGTGTGCGCTGGCCGATTCCTGCGATGAACAGATTACCACGAACATGGTACACGTATCCGTCGAATGACCAGGTGCTTGTTTTTTTATCGTATCTGTAGACCTCTTCTCTCCATTGATGGTCTACATCGAAATCCCAATATGTAGCTCCATCGACTGCGTGTTCGATGATCTGACGAACGGTGTTGTGGCCGAGCACCTTTTTGCCGTTGGCGTCGTCTTCCAACCACTCATCTTTGCACGCTTTCAGCTTTTCTTTCACCTTCTTGATCTGCTCGAAGTCGGGCAAATACTTCTCAATCGTTTGTCGCATTACTGTTCCGCCTCTCGGATGGATTCGCCATTTTATTATATCCCTCGGATTGAGGTGTTGCAAATGTATTATTGAAAGACATTACACATTTATAATACCATGTTCATGAATAACACGCAATGATGAAAACAGAAAAAACGTAGGATTCTGTGTGATTCCTACGTTTTGCTCCATTTTCCTCTTATTTACTCGATTGCTTTTTAAAGATGCCGACCAGATTGTAGAAATTCACGATGATGTTGATGGACCGCTCGGCGACGGCCTGAACAAATTCCTTGGGGATTTTCAGCTCCATGATTTTGCTCACTTCGTCATATGCCATGTCCACTGCATCGAGAACCGCTTCTTTCTTCTTGTCGCCGTTGCCCTCGACCTCAAAGAGCTTCACCATCTCCGCTACCATCATGAGAATCGCTGGCGTTACGGTCAGATACTGGATCACTGTTTTGATCATGTTGAGTCTCTCCTTTCCGATTCGTCGTTCTTTTCCGTGGTTTTGATTTCTTGCTGCTGGATCGGCTAATCTTCGCTTTGATTTCCGATTCCACGAACTTGATCGCCCATTTTGGAATCCACTTCTCCCATCCGGCTCGGAATGCGTTAGCCGTGGCACTGCACCACGTATGAAAAATGAGGGCGGAAGTAAGACCATAATAAATAGCGCCGAGCGGTGTGTTCAGCCACTGGTCCATCATGTTGGCCGCAGCCGGCATACATAAGATGAAGAGGACCCGAAGCCCGCCGGCAATTCCGTATTCAGACGAATACGTTTTGTCTTTTCGGGAGGCGGCTATCCCGCTAATAAAATCCATGAAAATAAGAAGCAGCAGTAAGCCAATCATAAGCCTCCTATCTGGACCGACCCCGTATACCTGCTCAACAACCGAACCGGTGATGCCGCCTAATACCGCAATCACCATATTCGACTTTGTAGCCACGTTCTCCAAACTGAACGTCTGGGATGTAAATAGTCTCAGCATTGTCCCTACCTCCTTCCTATTTCGAATAATTGAGCCGCACAGCGTGGAGACATGGGCTCACGCCATTGTTTGGATCCGGGTACAGCTTGGTTTTCACCCACAGCTTCTTAGCGTATTGCCCGGACCACTCATGGCTTTGCAGCGGCACGAGTGAACCATCCAGTTCCTCTTTCAATACATCGTAATCGTAGATTGCTCCATCCAGAAGATGGTCCAGCCGGATATCATAACTGAATGCGGAGCGGTTCAGGAATACGTGATCGATCGATTCTATGTTGTACAGTCCATCCATCTCAAAAGGAGAGAGGATGAACCCGCCGCCTGGCTCAAAAAAGGTAAGGTGTACGCTGATTTCCTGGGCGCCAAGCACAAACACTTTCTTGCCGTTCAGATCGAGCGGATGCTTCTGCACCAAAGTGATCCGGATCTTCTGCACCGGCACATTCGGAAAGTGCCACTTTTTACGTGGCGAATATTGTTCGGTATCTATGGCTGAGATCTCGTCTTGTACGAATCCTTTGATCTGTTGCCACGCATTCTGGTAATGCATTTCGATATTCTGGATTTGAATGCCCCGCTCCGGATGCGGATGCACGGTGATCGTGTTGATATTCAGGTTGTTGACCAGATGACTCGGCAGCTCGATCTCCAGCACGGCGTCTTCCTGATCCGGCGCACTCGCAAAGTCATAGCTGACTTTTCGCTGCCAATACGATTCGTTGTCGCCGTTGAATGCCTTCATCACGTCGTTGTCTGCGACCTGGCCGCCGGTGTTGCTCCGGCCAACCCTCACCTTCAGCTCCGACGGAATGATGATCTCCTGCGTCTTGTCGTTGACCAGGTGCGTCTTCGGGATCTGATGAATGAGCGGCAGCGTCACCATCCGATAAGCGGGATCGCTGTCACAGCGGATGGCGGTGTCGCCGTTTTGCTGTGCCGTATTCGGGTACCTGGGCGTCATGCTCTGAGTGAACGTCGTCCTGCTGAGCACAGGTTCATACGGTGCGCTCTCTTCGATGCTGGCGAGCTGCGCTTCCATGCTGGCCATCCGGGTCTCCAGCATGCTGATGTACTTCTGCTGGGCGGCGTGCTCGGCGAGCACGATCTGATGCGCTTCTTGAAGCTGCATCAAGTTGTCGTTGCTTTGCCGGTACAGCTCGACCATCTCCAGATACTTATCGTCTTCATTGGAATTGTATTCATGCGAGGACGTGGGGCCCCGAAATCGGGCCCCACCGCCTTTACTGGTTGGCATTCTCATATCGACTGTACCTCCGTTCTACCTCGCCCAAGCGATCGCTCAGAGCCTGCATGCGGGTGTGGATCTCGTTCATGCCGAGCATGCGTTGATTTGCAATGGGCACGGTGACGGTGTATTTAGCGACCAATGCACCTGCTTGTAATACATTACTATTGATCACGAGATATCCGTTATTAATGCTATAATTGTCTGCAGTCAGTCCTGCTCCATTCAATTCTACCACAAGGGCATCGAATTGACTTCCTGACGCTCCGGGCACCAGTGGATACGAGGAGCGGTTGACATTCGCCTCGAATGTTTTTTCTCCTGAATACGTTATATTTTCCACCGGATCTCCCGTTTCCCCGTGAATCCAAGTTCCAATCCTTTCCTTCTGCAGCTGAGTTACGGCGTCGATATCTTTGAAGTTTTGCCGAATATCGAAGATCTCTTCTTGATGGTCGGATAAAACTTTCGCAGATTCTCTTGGGCCACGATGACGGGCATTACGTTTCATCATGTTCGGCGTCTTGTATGCCGGATCCGCCGGCTCTATCGTTTTCCATTCCACCAATGATCACCTCGCTCGCACTTCGATTAGATTTATCTTCGGGGACATGTGCGGCACGTTCTCGCTTCGCCTCAATGATGCCCGCAGCACGACCATATTGTTCTGCTTGCTGCTGTCCTCGACCTCATAGGAGAGTTGGAAGATGCAGTTCTGGGGCATGTAGTTCAGCACCACTTGCTGCTCATGGATGGCGAAGCAGTCCCGGTTGTTCGGCGACACGTTGTAGTACAGAGTGTGTGGGTCTACATGCTTCAGCGGCTCCCGATCCGCCCGCACCCGTTTCTCCATAGCGAAATTGAATTTCCCTACATATGTTTCATTCGGTAGCTCGCTTTCCGCTAAATCCTGGCGCAGCTGCATATTGCCGAAATGATATAGGATTTGGATCTCATTCCATCCGGCTTCGAGCGTTAGTGTGACTTCCTCATTGGATGGCACCAACCGCTTCTGGTTCACGTAGACCGCAAAGGTGCCGAGCCGTTTCTTCGGCCCTTCCTCCTGGCTCTTCAGGATCGCCAGTGACAACGGAACGACTCTTGTCTCATCGCTTTGGACACAGGTTGTGAAGCGGAAGAAATTATCCGTGCTACCGCCACTCTGTTTGCGCAAGCTGAGGGAATTGCTGATCGGAAGATAGTCGATCCGCACCGTTTGGGGCCGGTTGTCGTACTGATCCTTCCACGTTCCATTTAGCGGCATCGAACCGTCGAATGGCAGATACGTGCGCTCCCGCCTCCATTGGTTGATCCCTCGCATCAGAATCGGTTCCTTGATCTTGTCAAAGTCGTGCGGCAGCGTTCCGTCGCCGTCCTCCCGAATCAATCGAAAGACCTGCATGCCATTCATGATCTGCAGAGATGCTTCAGCTTTGGCCATCTCCACAAACTTAGTTGCCCTTGCATTGAACTCAACGACCTTCGCATGCTTCGGCACCGTTTCATCGATGGAGCTGATAGGGAACCAAAGCTGCTGCTCAATCGGTTTACTCTCATCATGCTGGGCGATCTCATAGTCGATTGTAGTGCCGTGCGGGATCTCATGGATTGCTTTGATCGACACCTGATTAATGTTCGGTGAGGATAACTCGATCGCTTCGGTATACAGCACTCCGTCGCTCACGTAATCCTTCTTGCTAACGCTGATGTTCTTTGCGCCGAAGTAGTATTGGTACATTCCGCCGCTGAAATCATCGTGGTCTTTTTTCTCATACGTGAAGCGGATGCCCCGCACTTTGAGCTTGGAAAAATTCCATACGCCCTTGTCGATCACCTGGTGCTTGTCTTTCTCACCGGGAATCGGCGAGAACGTCTGGCCATCGTAAGTGTATTCGAGCTGCATGTACATGGGCTTGACGTGATGGGCGATATACTCGACCGTATTGATCTCCTCTTCTTTCGCAAATAGGATCACCAACTCGGCCCGCATGGTAGTCGGCGACTGCACCTTGATCGTGTGCCACCACGCCGAATTAATATTGTCATCGAAGGCGTTGTCGATCGTTTCGAGTGCGGCATGGACCACGTTAGGCGAGATCGGATTAAACTTCGCTTGCGACCCATTCAGAAGAACTTTGTTGGTATTGCGTTCATTTTCCTTCAACGTCACCTGGCGATCACGTATGTTCACGTAAGCCGTCGTCTTCGAATTATTCACCATCTTCATATCGTAGAAGTTGGCGATGACCGCATCGAGATACCCAGATCCGTTCTGCGACACGAGCAAAAGCTGATCGACCTTCTTCGAGATCTCGGCCAGGGAGTGCCAGATTTTTTGCCGCTCCGTTTCTGCGAACTGGAAGTCCGACATGATCCGGGTCGTCTGGCTTATGGTTGCTTCATAGGCATCGGTGATGTCTTGGTGAATTAGTCCGATATCGCTGTTGTACAGTTCCGTGATGGACTTCTGCTTTCGAAACAGTTTGGTTGCTTTGAAGCCGGGAGCTCCGGGGGTATTCCCCCGAAGCCATTGGCCAAAGTGATACGTGATCGTCTGCAGAGTTGGATACTTACCTTCCAGCAAATAATATTTGACGATCTTCTCGATCGCTCTTGTAATTTGAATTTGCCTGATGCCCACTTTGATCACCTACCTTTTCTTTATACCGGACAGAACACCTTGTAGCTCCAGGAGGTTCCGCTTGGCCCTGTCACCACGACCTTGATATATTCGATGCCGCCCGTCGGTGAATAGTTGAATGTCAGCTGGCCATCATTGCCAACCGGAGCCCCTGTGGTAGCGACCATTACATCTTTATAGTACACATCCATCTGATCCGGTACGCCGTACATCGAATAGGTGATTCGAACTAAGCCAGGTGTCGGCCCCATATTGTGATAATTCGTTGTGACGCCGGGTCCGCCGGATTGCGAGTTCACGCCGCACTGATATACGGTCGTGCCGCTACCTGGCGAGCAGTCAAGGATCATAATGTTTCTACTGACTTCGGCTGTCTTTCCGCTTACCATTGTGACCTTGGCCGTCAACGTAACGGTTGTGCCTATTCCATAGCTGTTTGCCGCTATCGTCCCATTAAATGATTTGCTTGGTCCGAACCCCGTATACTTGACGGTGCCATTTTGATCCCTCAGTTGAATCGTGCCCACATCGCCGATGCCGATGACTTCCATACTGAATCCGATCACCTTGTCACTGCATGCTGTCCCGTTCACGTACAGGTTGATGGTCGGCGGTGGCGTGCAATCCTCCACAACGGCGGTAATGGTTCTCGTGTACTTGCGGCCGTTGATCGCCGTCATCGTGGCGGTAAAGGTCATGTTACCAGGAGGATACAGATTGGCCGGGATATTCGCCGAATAGCTCCAGGAGGTATCGGCTGCCGTGCCTTCTCTGCGGTAGCGTTCGTTGCCGTTCTGGTCCATAATGACCAACGATTGGATTCCTTTGACGTGCTCCGCTACGCCCGACAAGGTGAACTGTGCGTTGTTGCATGGCGTGGCATCTGAAATATCGAGCGTGAAGTTCGTCTGACAGTTGATGATCCGGATATCCGTGAACGGCTTGTTCGGTGTCGTGACGACGTTCGGGCTGCTGATGCCTTTCATGTTCGTTGCCCATCCTGTCACCCGGTAGGTGTTTTCCGGCAAGTCACCCAGCGAAATCGTGAAATCGAAATCCACCCGCTTCTGCCCGTTAGCCTGAATCGTTTTATCCGACAAGTCTATGAGGTGATTGCTAAACTGGAAACGCACTTCCTTGAGCGCCTTCATATCTTCCGCATAGCCCTTCACTCGCATTGTCGGTACGCCGGCGGCGTCCATCAAACACACTTCCTGCGGCGTCGAGCTCCATGGGAACGGCTCGATGTACACATGCGGCTGGTCCGGCGGGTTGCTGGGGTCAATACCTAGCTCCGGATCATTCTCCTTAGAAGCATCAATCGGGCAATGGTTATTCGTGAACTCGTCCATGAACTTGAAAGCCACGTAGTCGCCGACATCCATTAGGCTCGGCGCATTGGTGAAGTCGTCGGCTTTCACTTCAGGGATCCAAGACAGCGCACTGTATTCCTTCGGCTCGCCGACCATGACCTGCGAGTTCATAACGCCTGCCGTTTCAAACAGGATCTCTTTCGACCAGGCCTCTTTTCGGTCGCCATAGTAATCGCCAAATTTGATGGCCACGCCGGTAATGTGCCCGTTGTAAGATCCTGATCCTTCATTCAGCTGGTGCATCTTCACCGTGACGCCCTTAAAGTAATCCGACCATCCGATCATGACCCAGGTGCTGCCCATCTTCACTGGCTTATCTCCGAGATCTTCGATCGGCACTGTAACCCGCTCCAGCGTATCGGTCTTCGGCTCGTAGTATTGAACGATCACGCCCTCCCAGGCTAAGCAGTTGCGCTGCGGCCCTTGGCTTGGATCATACGGCTTAATCGGCGGGCTGGTCAGATCCCGGTCTACGATATGGTCATCCGGATCGAAGTTCTTCTCAGCACCGATCGGGCAGTGCTTGCTGTTCCAATCACCACTGAAGCGGAACACGATGAAATCGTTCTGTGCGCCGATCGCCGGGGCTGGCATGTAGTTGCCGCTCTGTACAGCGGTGATCCAGCTGTTGGAATCCTTGGAGTCCGGCGCTCCGAGCATCAGGTTTGCATTTTTTACACCTGCGGATTGTTCTGCGATGCCGGCAGCCCAGCTCGTCTGCTCTTTATCATACTCATCTCGGTACGCAATCCCGATCGAGGAAAGGTTAAATGTCATGCCGCTCGAATCAAAGCTCTCGGTCATCATGACGACGACGCCATTCTTGGAGGCTTCCCAGCCGAAGGTTACTTTGTCCCCGTTCCCGTTATCCAGTTCATATGGCAGCCAGTCATATGGAATGTCGAAGGTATTCATGGCACGATCGTCATCCTGATAATACTGTACCCGGAGTGAATCGAACTGCAGGCAGTTTCTTATTTTCACCGGCGGCGGCGGGATCGTGCAATCTTTCAGTAGCAGCGTGTAGCTGTCGGTATCGACATTGCCCTGCGTGTCAAAGCCTTTGACTTCAATGGCGATCGATTGGTCGATACTGTAGCCGCTCGTCGGGATCTTGAAGCTGTAGGACAGCTCGGTGGCCGAACCTCCTGCCTTCTCCTGCACCGGCGACCCATCAATTAGCAGCACGGCTTTGGCGATCGGATAAGGTCCATCCACGATACCAGAGACGGCGAGCTCATCACCATGACAGAACGAAGTAGCCTTATTGGTGATCCGAGTCCGCAGCTCCGGGTATCTCGGATCCGGATCTGGGATGTCTACTTCATCATCAACCGGCGGCTGGGTCGGCGGCGGCTTATCCGGGTCGGGCGGAGGCGGCGGATCCGTCGGCGCTGGTGGGCTTGGCGGGAAGTATGGCGGATCAATGATCTCGTCATCTGGTAGCTCCGCATCTGGGTCGAACGCTTTGCGGCTCGACATCTGGCTGTCTTGCACCTCGCCTTGGAGATACGCCTTGATGTTGAAGCTCCGTAAGATCGGCGTGCCGAAGCTGAGACTTGGATCATCGGCAAACAGTTGCAGGAATCCGGCGGATTGCAGCGCTTCCGGCTGCGTCAGGTTCACCCGAAGGCGTACACTGTATACCGGCGTTTCCGTTTCCAGATAGCCCGGCCGTGGGTTGGACCGCTGCGACCCCTTATCCACCTGCTGGATCGTGTAGATCTTCGGAGGCTCCGGCCTCTGCAGATCGACGTACACCTGGCGATCGATAGGTGAGATATCATGCCATGTCGCTCCATCGTCTATCGATACGGCATACTGCAAATACTGCGGCATTTCCTCGTTCACTTCGAGCGTAATCTTCTCCAGAGGCTGCTCAAAGTAATACGGCTCGGTGACGATCTGAGCGGTCGGCTCATACTCCGTCGAGAAGATCTCGATATCTCGGATGCCGATGCAGTACCGCCACCCCTCGAACCGCTCAATCCCCATCTCGATATTTTCCGTATGCAGATTGTACTGCACGTTGTTGATGATGTTCTCCATCGACTGGATAGCCGCTTCGGCTTTCTGCGGTGCATAGGTGGCGTCCACGCTGGCTTGCGTCGTCTTGATAATAACGCCGAGATCCTGCAGGGCAATCAGCGGACCATCCTGGCGAGGCAAATGATTCGGCGAGTACACTTTGTTCACCGTATCAAACACATAGTCCGGGCCGTTTTCAATCTGCCGCTTGGCCTCATAGTAGATGTGCCCGATATCCGTAAAGTATTTCTCCGCCTGTTCAAACAGGACCGAGATGACCTTGGCTTTGCGTGGTGTGAAGTGAAACGTGTAATCCGTACTCTTCTTGTTGGCCGTCATGATTGTACTTGGTGCGCCCGCTCCATCGGAGATCAGGATGTCTTTGATGACCGCCGTCTTGGCGCCGTGGTTCGGCGGGGTATACATGTTAACGTTGATGCTGTTGATCAGCGTCTCCTCGTCAAGCACGATCTGCAGATGCAGCTTCAGCATGCCGCCCTCTGGTTCCCGGGCGAACAGCAGCTTCTGGTTGCCGTCTACCTGGTACTCCCAGCCGAGGTTTTTCGCCACCCGCTGCTTATCCTGATCTCGTACATTCACGAGCTCATATTCGAACCAGCTGTTGGCATTTCCGTCAAGGATCGCCCCATACGTGCAGCGATTATTCTTCTGGCCAATGAACTGGTACGTGCGATCGCTCGGCGTCAGGTTTGTGCCAGGCGTCACCGTGATCTCATGGTTATTCCCGGGGAATCCGTTCGACTCGCTGCCGATAATGAAAGCCTTGTACGTTTTGTTGCCCGGCACGATCGCCACGGTGGCGATCTCGCTTTTGTTCTCACTCTTCTTTTGCTTCAGGGTAACAGCGCCGTTTTCAATATGCGCCGGCACCCCAGTGATCCGATCGAAGTCGATCTTGTCGTTATTGGCAAAGTCGTTACGGCAAAATATGATGTGGCCATTGGATGACAGGTTGGAGGATAACAGCTCCAAGTCCTTGATCTTATCGGCGATTTGCTCGAACTCGTTCTGCAGCATGCTTTGCTGCACCACGTTGTGATTGAAGTCTGTGAACAGTGCACGTCCGGTAATATCGACTTCCTGATACAAGAGATCCAGATCCTGCTTGATCTCATCCATCATACTGTTGAAGTCGGCGCTCCATGGCGGCCCGCCATCGACGGCGTAACGTGGAATCATCATCGGCTTGCCAGCCGACACGAAGAAATCCTGGAACGCTTGGAACACGGTTTGGATCAGCCGGGGCTCCGACTTAATACTTCCATCTTCGAATTTCATCTTGGCCTGTTCGAACTGATATCTCGCCTGGAGATAGAGCAGCTTGGAATTATTTTTGATAGGCAGGTTAGACATTTCGCACCTCCTGGTCGTAGCTTTGGCATCGCACGGTGTAGCTGTAGAGGGCTGGCGTGATGCTCTCATAGCCAGCGTGGTTCCGCCGCAGGATCGCCTTGATCCGCACATCGGTGGTCAGATAGAAGTAATCGATCGTGATGTTTTTGAGCTCCCCAGCGAACGTCGAGATCGGGAAATGTATCTTGTCGCCGACCTGGGCGAACACTCTTCCTCCGTTCTCCAGCTGCAGCCTCTCTTTGTCATAAGTGCCGTGCGCATAGTCCGTGATGTTTTTATACTCCACTCCGTTCACCCGCACGATCACCGGATAATACATGTCGCTCGCATCGAACTCGCTGCTTTGCTGATCGTAGCGTTCATTGATCGGATCATAGGAGAAGATCTGATTCCGGAACACGTATGGGATATGCTTCAGCGTCACCGTGCCATTGGCGTCGGCGGCATCGAAATACTCCCCGATCTCCCCGTTCGTGTTAACGTACTGCAGTGGCTCAATCAAAGCCTGGTCGATATCCACGAAGTACGCTTCATCGGCCGGCTTGTAGCTGACCGTGTACGTGCTGGCCGGTGAATAGAACTCCGGGCCAATGCCGATCTTCTTTCCGTCGCCCGACACCTTGTACATGAAATTCGGCATCGGCTCGCCATTACGGCGCAGCTGTACGGTCATGCCAGAGATAGCCGGGAAGCGGAAGCTGAACTGGATCATGCCTTTCAGCTCTTCATACTCCTCACCGACCGTGTTGCCGGTCAGCAGCTCGCCTTCGACATATGCCTTGTTGCTCGGGAAGATCGGCTTCCAGGAAGCGGGATCCGGGTTTTTGGTGTAGCCGACATAGAACTCGATGTCGGTGATCGGCGCTTTGTCGCCCTGATCCATGTCAATCGAGTGATGCTGCTCCACTGTCGTGAGCGTAATCGTCTTCAGGTTGCTTGCGAGCGGTAGCGGCTTGGACACATACACCGACTGCTGGTTGTAGCGGCGGCCGACGACGCTGATGTTATAGGCACCGTAAAGGTAGCTCAGCTTTGAGACCGGCTGCCAGTTCTGGGCCAGCACGCCCTCTTTGGTCACTTGTTCTTTCTTCTGATTCGAGGATATCGCTCGGAGCGCCAGCTGCATCGGGTTCGTGCCTTGGCTGAACTTGCCAGTACGTACAATATCCATGGCATTCATTGCCGCATCGATCACGCCTCTGGCTTTCTCTCCCTGCGCCTTGGCCCATTCCTTCAAGGCCGCCAGGTACTGGGTCCATCCGGTGATCTCGTTCTTGCGGTCAAACTGGGCGATCGACTCGCCCGGATCCTTGTAGTCGGCCACGAGCTTCCGTGATCCGGATAGTTTTTCCCACAGCTCAGCCTGCGCTGTCTCATCGGTGTTGACGATATAGTTCTCCTTGACGTAGTTCTCCTGCCGGATCAGCATCCGGATCTTGGAGATATCTACCGATGGGAACTGAAAACTCATGGCTGTTACGGAGTTCTTGCTTCGCTGATGCGGACTTTCATGATTCGGCGAGACGAGCTCATACACCTTGCCATCATGTACCGACGACTCGTAGCCACGGATGCTGACAATCTGCATTGGATAAGTGCAGTATGGATCAATGGTGATTTCAGAGACGGGCGTAACGCCATTTAACGTGATCTCGACTTCGCATAGGGCGCCATAGTTTGGCGTGTTCTTGAAATCATGCTCCCAGATCGCATCTATATCATGCTCCAACGGCGCATCAGCGAGAACTACTTCCGCCCAGAAGCTTTCCATCGATCCGTCAATGGCATAGTCCGCCGTGTACTTCGGGTTCGTTGCGATCATGCCGGTGCGGTTTTTGACTTCAATCTTGGCCAGCTTCGCCCCATATGGATTTTTTAGCTGGTCGATCGTTTGTGTGGAAGACAGCTGCAGGCGATCGGATACGATCTCTGCCTGATACTCCGCCGACAAGTAGTTACCGTGCCGCTCCTTTCGAAGCAGCAGCAGAATTTCTTCTGACGTTTCGGTATATTGTGGCGCCTTGAACTGCTCATGCACGCCCGACACGAAGCCGTCGGTGTTAGACATGACCAGTTTGTGCCGCTCCAAACGGGAGTCCAGCACGGCGATTTTCTTTTGAATGTCGGCCAGGGTGGAGCGGGTCAGCTGCTGGTTGTCATCCGAAAGCCGATCCAGCTGCGAGGAGACTTCGAACAGCGTGAGGAGATCAAACTCGATCTCTTCCATGTTTGCATTATAATCAGCCGAGCTGGTTTGCTCGGATTGATGTCGAGGTTGAAAGGTTGGCTTCCCTTGCCGGCGATCCAGCTCTTTAACCAGACGCTCCAGCTCGGCGGCCAACTCGGTTTGCGATTTGATGATGCCTTGCATCTGCTTGCTTTCAAGCAAATCCATCAGCTTCTTGCGCTGGGCTTCCGGCATGGTTAGGAGGAAGCCATCAAGAAACTTGCCCATGTTGACACCTGCTTTCTTGGTAATATGTAGAGAGGCAGCCGAAGCTGCCCTTACTTACTTACCGACGACGCCGGCCTCACCGTCATAGGCCACCCATCCGTTCGTATCCTTATCCCATTTTTCCACGATGAAGTGCGACAGGCTCGGGTGATCATTGTAAGCCCAGGTCGCATGAACGAGTCCGCTTTGAACGCTGATCGTCAAGCCCTTCGGCGTAATGCTTTCCTTTACGAGATCCTGGTGATTCCGCATGATGGAGAAGTCTGCCGTCCAATTGGATCCTTTCATGGAGAAGATATCGTCCGCCAAGTCGTTCATCATCTTCTCCAGCTTCAGGATCAGCTCCATGAGCGGGCTGGATTTGGAAATGACAGTTTCGACAAGCAGCATGAGGAAGTTATCCGGCACGTCTTTGAATTTCAGCCGGACCGGGAAGTACAAAAGCACCGGCTTGTTCGGGATGCTGCTTAACACGATGTTGCCTGATGCGTTAATTGCGCCAGTGATCATGTTACCCGCTTCATCCAAGATTCCTCTAACCCCATCGGACTCCATCACCGTTACCTCGCCGACAACAAACTCAACACCGTCTTCCTCTGGTACTTGAACCGTGGTTGTTGTCAGGTCCTCTGTCACCTCATGCTTGAACGGCATGATGATTTCTTTGTCACCGATCGCACCGCCCGAGGAACTCATCTCTTGGATCTTCCGCAAGCGATAATCAAGCTTCAAGCCGTCCGGCACTACGCTGTCTACCTGGGAGATGGCGTTATTGATCTCATCGCTGAAAAACTTCGGTACGCTTCCACCCCCGCCGCCCGCATTCTGGGCGATCTCGACGACTTGCTTCTTCAAGTCATCCAGCAGCTTCTTGAGCCGCTGCCCTTTCGCTGCGACAACGCCGTAGGTCGCCGTGTTGATCTCGGCCAGAGCATCTTCCGCTTTGACGATCGCCGAAATGGCAGACACCCGGTTTCGCTCAACCTGTGGGATGGCATCCAGGATCTGAGAACGGTTTTGGGCCCATGTGGTCAGCCCTGCCTCGACTTCTATCAGCTTCGTTTCGAGCTGATTGACAAACGGAATGACATCTTTTGTATTTGAAATCGGCACCGTGATTCACTCCTTTTAACATGATAACGGGCCGCCCGAAGGCGGCACCCAAACGATCGCAAGTCTCTTTCTATAATATCATGTAATGCGTTACACGGAAACTATATTTCTTGAATCGTAAAGCTTGGATCTTCATCATGATACTCGATGATCGGCAGCACGCCATAGGTTTTATGCTTGGCGATCGCCGCTTGGACCTGCGCTTCCGAGAAGGTTTCCAAAAGCTTCCGTGGCAAACGGATGATGATGACTCCGTTTTCTTGATAGGCCTCGCCATCGAAGTAACCGATGTCCCAGTTGTGGAGGCTCTCCTTATTGATCCGTGCGATGATCTCTCGGCTGAGCCCTTCGTCCAGCCCGCCGCCTCGACTGCGGATATCGAGGATTACCATATCCTTTTGCATGTCGGAATTGGATTGGACAAATACTCGGCCTAGTCGAAGCATACTCGGATCATGCATTCGATCCCGAGGATTGAACCAGTAATCCTCATCCGTATGATAGATGGACTGCTGTCGGAGCGTCCCGGCGATCAGCTCCGTGCTGGTTGGTGTGGCCAGCCAGATCCCGGTCGGCCGCAAGTAAATATTGATCTGACGAACCAGCAGCTCATTGCCTGGCGCCTCTACCATGGAGAAGCTTTCGCCCGTTTCGCTCACTGGGATCCAGCGATGAAAGCTGTTCTTCGCCAGCGTGAACGTGTGCCCCGGTGTCGGGTTGAAGTCCATGTGGAACAACTGCAGCGGCCGGCTCTCCTCCTTGGTGACGACCGGGACTGTGATCGTCACATACAGATCCAGAATGTCGGTCGGTGCGGCGCTTCGCTGCGCCACAGGTTTGCCGTCGGCCTGATACAAAAGCTCAAACTTGACGAGCGGCAGACTCGATGCGCTCGTCGTTGCGGCCGGTGTCAGGGTTAGCGTCAGCGGAGCATACTCCTCAATAAATGCCTTCATATCTGTGCCGAATCCGGTGCGCAGCGGAATGCTGGCGATCTTCACTCGCTCGCTCTTCTCCGTCTCGGCGGAATACAAAGTAGTCGTGAAGCTCTGGTTGACCAAGCTTCCATCCTCGGTTTCGGTCACTTCCGTCTCCACCGGAGCCGTCCAACTCACGATGTTTTCAATCATCTTTTTGTTTCCCGGATTCGTAAATCCACGGTCATTATCCATGAAGTTACAGTCGGTCATAAAAACGACACGCTGCCCGGATTGCTCAAAGGCTGCAACTACTACTTGCCCCACAGCATAGGCAATCGGCTGAACCCGTGTACCTGAAATCGTAAAGAAGGAGGCGGCTGTCATGTTGAAGCTCGTGCAACCTTGCGTAAGTGGATGGGACGTATTGAACGTTCCGTTCGTCGTAACGATTCCCGCCGGCACGAGCGTCAAGTCAGGGAAGGCGCTGGATATAATGCTCCTGAAGTTATCATTCCAATCCGTTAGTCCAGAGTGCTCTGCGGTGACGATGGCCGATCCGCCGTCTGCCAAGTAGCTGCTAAAGGCATTCAGCACTGTCGGGCCCTTTGCCTGTTGCATATAACCTATGATGATGAGATCGTACTCGTGATATTGAGCGGCCCTGGCATCCGTCCACGTATCGGTATCAACTGTCATGCCTTGCGCTCTTAGCACCTGAATGAACTGGTTAAATCCGTCTGATGGACTATATTCGGGGAGCCCTTCATGAAGGAACAATGCTTTTTTGAATTGGCCTCCGCTACCCGGATCTGTAACCATCTTCTTGCCGACGGCATGCAACTGCGCATTGTAGGTGACGCTTAACGGCACCGGTGCGCCCACATCGATCACGTCCCGCTTCTCGTTCTTCGAGAAGCCTCGGTAGGTGTACCAATCTTCCCGATAAGCATATCGCACGAATACTTCATCCTGATCTCGGATCCGGTCAATCAGGTAGATGATTCCTTTCTCGGCGTCCACATCAGACACTTTCAAGCGGCGGGCGCTGTTCATCCGGCTGGCCGTCACCTCCAGGTAGCTCACGCCACTCTCCGACGCCAGTACGATCGGTATGTGCTGCACCTGAATCATCTGTTCATTTAAGACGACCGGCGACTCCTTCTCTTTCAGCATGATCGGAAGATTCGTAAATTCCTGATTCGTATACTCCGGAATGGAATAATCCATTACGACCTCGACCGTCTCCTCGGCACTCTTCGGTTTGTAGGCGATCAGCTCCGGGTTGGCCACGTAGAGCTGCGGTACGTATTCTTGCGGTTCGTAATAGGGCAGACGCAGCCTGCGCTTCAGTCGGCCGTTCTTGATTCGCATGTACCAGTTCTCCCGCTCCATCATCTTCTTTTCCACCCGAGGCTTCTCGATGTCAATTTTGTGGCTATCATCGATCTTGATGGCCAGCACCGGCACAGCCTCCAGCTCCTCGAAGTTGGTCCATGCGATCAGGTTCACCCTCAGCGCATCCAGGAACTCGGTGTGGCTATCCTTCTTCAGGATGTTGCGCAGCCGGATCCGGTTCACGCCCTTGTTGATCTGATCGACTTCAAAGCGCTTGTTGCCGTTCAGGTTGTATAGGAACCGGTAGTTGACCCGATACTCGGCGTTCTGTCCGTTCTCATTTTCGCCTCGCTCGATCCGAAGCAGCACTTCGCTCATTGGCACATCGGCGGGCAGGTTAAGCTTCGTCAGTAGATTGTCCAGCGTCTCGATCGACTTGATCCCCTCATGCTTGTAGATCTCACCTAGCTCCGTCGTGTACGGTGAACCGATCCGGGTGATCGGTGGGACCGGTGCATTCGCCAGCGGTTTGTTGCCAGAGCCCAGCGACAAGTTGATGGAGCTGTCGCCGCTCATCTTCTCAATCCGCCATTTGAAGTTCTGCACTTTCTCCGGGATCTCGGCGTCGATCTCGTTCGGCGTAAACTCCCCGGTCATCGTGCCATCCGGAAGCAGTTGCACTTTGCCGCTGCCCTTGATGTTAAGCCCGTTGTCGCCGGTACGCCACGGCGTGATCTTGGTGCCGCCGGCCTGCGGGCTATTTGTGTAGCCATAGACATAACCGTCGTTTTTGATCCGGCCCTGTATCGGACCACTCGCTGTAAACTGGATCGGTTCCATCGGCTCGAATAGCTTCTTACCTTTGGCGAGTGCATCGATCTTCGGCTTGAGGATGTCGGCCGCCGTTTTATCGGACAGCTTCATCTCGGCGTTGGAGGTGAACGTCACCGGGAACATATCGCTCGCCACGCTTTGTCCCTCCAGCTCCGTGAAGGTCAGCTTGGACCAGTAGCAATCCTGCTGCGAGATATTGAAGATCCCGTAGGAGCCTTGACTGTGGGCCGGAATGTTCTTGGTCGGGTTGCCTGCAGGCAGTGGATGGTTTTCGGTGTCCACGCCAACGCACACTAGCTTCCCAAGCCCTGAATCGGAAACATCAGAGATGTATAACCTGAAGTCGTTGGACTTTACGACAACGGTGATCTTGTAGCTTTTGTTCAGCTCCCAACCCGTGTCATCGTACAGCTGATTGTAGGCAGTAATATCCAAGTAGGAGCAGCCGGTGCGGTCACTCATGTATTTAGTCCTTGGCTCGTTGTTCGGATCATACGCCGGCATGAAGTTCGGCACCGCCTTGAATATCTTCTTCTTGCGCTTGCCGACCCTATCGTCGTTTGCCGAGTGGTTGAAGCTGCCCGAAAACTGCAGGTAGTTGCTCCAGTCGGGCTCATACGCATAGCCTTCGACCGTCACATTGTTAACGACAGCCGAAACGCCCCGATACCCCATCAAGATCCGGCCCATCCCGTTGCCGTCAGCGGCCACCTTGTCATTTAGCCGATCTTTCTCCCAGGCAAAGGCATAGTAGTTTCTGCTGTCCTGCACTCGGAACATGATGCCAATTACGTCGTCATCGTAGCCTTTGTCGCTGACTCTAACATTGGCAGAGAACATATAGTCCTTCTTGTCCCGGTGAGACGGATTGAAGAATCCGCCCAGGTCGATCTGGTTCTCCGTGAGATACAGCTCCTCGACGCCGCTGCTCTTGACCACTTTCCAATCCGACTTGTCGGTGACGGTGCCGATGTTGTTCCAGCTGCTCAGCGTCGTGCCGGTTTCGGTTGTGCTCTGATGCACGATATGAATATCCTGCCTGACACCCCAGGTCGCTTGAAGCGACGTGCTTTCGACGATCTGCCCTTCCCCGCTCGCCTCCCAGGTAAACGGCAGCTCAATCATCTGGCGCTCCGGAATGATTGTGCAGCGGTGGGAGATTGGCCGATTCTTCAGCCGAACGTTGCTCTCCATGGCGCCTTCCCATTTGTTCGAAGCGGTCGCCGACTTCGCCCGGGCCGGCTCGCTACCGCTTGGATTCACTTCAGTGATGACCGATCCTTTATCCGGTGATTGCGTGGTCGTGTAGAGCAGATTGCCTTCAGTGTCTTCGATAGAGTATGCGGTTTCCGGCGGCAGCGATGGCATGTCGATCGGGATCATCATATTCATGAGGCTTCGGCTGTCCATAATGGACGCTCCGGAGCGGAGCCCGAGGATTTTACTGTCGCCGGCATAGTCGAGCTTCTCGTGATCGAGCAGCGCACTTTGGTCGATGACGGAATCGGTGATATAGCCGCAGGTGATGACCCGTTCCTTCCCATTCTCGTCTTTGTATTTAGCCACGACCTTGTAGTTGAACATCTGGGCGGTCCGGGGGTCCAGCCTGGACTTCTGTGGCACGTAGATCCTGTAGCCGTCCACCTCCGGCCTCTCCTCTATGGCATAGATCTCTTTCAGCTCGCTCGCCGATTGCACCTCGCCAAGAGTCGCCTCATCGAAGGCGCCGCTGCCATTAATGATCCGCAGCTTGCCGCCCTCAATCACTTTTGGGTTGCTCTTGTTGGAGTACAGCTCGACGGTCTTTTTCACAGCCTGGGCGTCAGCGGCAAGCACCGGCGTATCGACATGGTTGTAGCGGACCTTGAACGTCTTCTCTTCGTCCGTGTTGAATTGGAGATAGAGCCAGACCCGAAACACATGCGATGTGGTGGCCGGCGGTGTCGCCGCCTGCGCCTGTACGTAGACGATGTACTTGAAGCTGGAATCCAAAACGTTTCCGTTCTCATCGGTCAGCTGGATTTGATTGCCCTTATACCGCACGACCTTCCCGGGCTCGCCCGGCTCGCTGTCGTAATGGTATAAGATCTCGGTCTTGTAAAACAGAGCGGCGGCAACCGTGTGCTCGTTGCGGATGAACCGCTTGGTGACTTTTACATTTTTGGATGGGAACATATCGTAAGGCGATCGGAGGATAATCGGCTGGTCCTCGGAAAGAATCGTTGCATATTGAAGCTTGCCGGTGCTGTCGGGCACGACCATCGATTCAAGCTGATCCATCGGGATCAGATTATCCGGCATTGATGTGGTCTGAATAAGGGAAATGTTTTGATCGGAGTCTATACGTGGCGTATGAATAAACGCCAGATTCACATCACCTTCGGGTACTTTTTCCCCGATCCGGAGCGCATATGCGCCGTTCGACAGCTCTTTCTTGAACTCTTTCATCTGCTATCCACCTCTCCTTTATGTAACAAGGGAAAGGTGGCCTTAGCCACCGATCGCCTTGACATAAATAAAGCTGCTTGCTAATTCTCCGCCCATATTGTAGCTGGCCTGGACCGCCATCAATCCTTGAACCTCGCTGATTCCGTTCAGGGCAATTTGGGTATCGCCCAAACTGTTCGTGGTCACAGCTTGGCTTCTTGTAATGCCTTTCGTGTCTTTATAGCTAACAGCGATCGACTTGCCTGCCAGCCCGATCCAGTTCTCGTCTTTCAATGAGATCGTAATCACGGCCTGATCGTTTCGCCCGGCAAGGAGCACCGGCTTGCTCGATTTCAGAACGACGTGGTAGCGGTCTGCCACAGACGGCCGATAGTAATTGAGAAGCGCCACCGAGCTCTTGCCTTCGGAGATGGCCTCGTACTTGGAGATTAGGCCCGCCGGTGCGACCGGGATATCCTGCTTGTAGACCTCGCCGGCTTGGTTCGTAAAGCCGGAATAGATCAGCTCACCGTCCCGATAGACATCGACCCTCTTGTTCTCGATCGGGTTGTTGTGCCGATCCCGCACCTGCGCCGTGATGTTGGCTTTGCTGAGGCCGTCGGCAGGCAGCGTCCCCGGCGAAACATGAATCGCAATCTGCTCCACGGTCTCCTCGGTGCGCTCCGTCATATATAGGAAGCCTCGGTGGTTGTGGTTTAGAATCGGATTCATCACGATCTCTTCGGCCCGGTAGAATGGCGTCGTCTTTGCTGCCTCGTACACGATCTCCATGTTCTGCATGTCCACCGGGTTGTAGGCTGTGTGCAGCAAGATTCTCGCCACATCGCCCGCCACATCATGGTTGTAATCGATCAGATAGCTGTAAAGCAGCTTATACCTAACCTCGATTATATCATGAAATTCCAGGCTGTTGCTGAACTGCAGACAAGATTTTTCTTGATCGAAGACGGGCATTACACTCTTTCCATTCACCTTAATCTTGAGTGTTGCCGGGTCAATATCCGTGTAGCTCAAGTAGTAGGTGGCGTAGCCGTTGCCGCTGAAGCTCTCCGTGTTTTCCAGCGTTAGATTCCACTGGTCATCGTAGAAGGAAACCTTGCGCAGCGACGTGCCTTTGTTGTCCCGCACGATGATCGGTGCGCCTTGCTGCGGTCGGGGTTGGATAAGCACTTGGTAATCGACCGGCGTCTTCACATGCTTGATCGCTTCAGCGTATAGGTAGTGCTCCCGCTCCTGAAAGTAGTAGTGGCCTGCATGGACCATCGGATTCCACGGCAGCGGCGCCGCTTCTTTGATCACGGCATTGACCTGATACCCAAGATACGGTGTCAAGGCTTCCGTCGGCACGATCTCCCGCTGTCTTCCCGGCACCGTCCACTCCAGCTTAACCGCTGCACTACCGCCGTTCTCATAGTAGTTGGCATCGAGCGCATACGATTTGCCGCCCTCCAGGTAAAGGGATCCGCTGTACTCCACGTTGCCGTTATCCCACCACGCATCGATCACTTTCTTATTGTCGATCCACAGCCGGAAGCCGTCATCCACGGTGACATGGAACGTATAGTACCCGGAAACAGGTGCGTGAATGTAGCCTCTCCAACTGATCGCAAATCCATCTTCTGGTGTATTGTCATCCGGCGGCGTGAGTTGCGGAATGTATGGCTCAGGATTCCGTGGTACATACACATCGGTCGGACTATCTGGCTCCAAGTATTCCTGCTCCGTTTCCCGGTAGTCATCCCACTTCGGCTCTTCCGGCATCGTTTCCGGCATCGTGATGACCTCGGTGAACACCTGCGCTTCTTTGTTCTGCGTGGCCGTTTCCCGACCCTTATCGTTTCGCCAGGTGGCAACCTTCATCATCATGTTGATCCAGAGCTTCATCTCGTTATCCGAGAACTGCTGAATGAAGGTCCCGTCACACTGGTAAGTGGCATGACCGGCTTCCGAGTAAAAGACGTTTCCGACTCCCTTGAGCCAAGCATAGGATGGGTTTTCCGAAAACATATAGTATTCCTGACCACCATACACATGCGTCGTATGTGCGGTTGTCACATCCAGCTCATGCGCCAGATCATACGGATACTTCATCCACTCCTGCTCAACGTTCGGTTTGATCTTGGATAGCATCCCGCTCCACGGCCGGTTGTTGTCGATCGTGAATCCGAACTCCGCCAGCAGCCCCCTTGCGAGTGGCTTGGCATCGGTGTAGCCGGAGTCGTGACTGAAGATGATGACTTTCTTCTTCCGGTTGAAATCCCGCACAAACTCGACCATGCCGGCATCCAGAAAATCTTGATTTGCATTACAGTCGGCCGGGGTGAATGTCAGAACATCAAAGTCATCGACCTTGTATTTTGAGTAGTTCTCATAGGTGTCTTGCGTCACCGTGATTTTCTCGAACGGATTGAAGTCGCCAAATTTCTGCACCCCGAGCTGGATCGTCGTCATGCCCGCCGGGTTTGGTTTCAGGATCGAAGGTGTCAGCTCCAGCACACGGACCGTATGGTTCGGACTGAAGTACACCGGATGGGTGCTGTTGTCCCGCTCGATCTTGAAATCGATCACGAGATCACTTGCTGTTAGCTGTGGGTGATCGGCCAGAAACTTGGCAATTTCCGAAGCAAATTCCTGTTCCATCGGATGCTCCACAATCGGCAGCTGAATCGATCTGGCATTGTCCATCGCCGGCCGTGGTATATCCTTCTGGATAGCATGTCGGAACGTAGCATCCTGCAGGTGCGTTTGTTTCAGGAACTTCGATATCGTGAAATCCCAGAAGAACGTCTGCGGCTGCGACCAGGTAAGCGGCCCCCATGCGCCGGTCGTCAGTGCCCCTGGCGCATCGTCCACGAGATTAAATTTCTCGTTTCCGTTCACCGTGACCTTAATGCTATTGCCAACCACCCGGATCTTAATTTCATTGATCTGGCTGGCACCGAACGCCCACGATTCCGCCAAGTGGCCGAGTCGCACCTTATCATACTGGAGCGAGACGATGCCGGCTCCTTCGGGGTTCTTGCAGATGTTCCGGTAGACGGCCATTCCGTAGATACTCACGCCTGCTCCTCCGCTCGTCAGCGCCGCATCCCACTCAAACGAATAGAAGCTCAGCGTCTTTGGATTGAAGCGGAAAATGGCACCATACATATCGTCATCACCGGAAGCTCGCTCCTGCACCTTAAACGAGAATGTGTAATCGGTGAAGTCGGCGTGACTTGGATTGTACCAGCCCGACCGGGCGCCCTGATTGATCACGTCGGTCACTTCCGGGTAGCCGGCTTCCGGCGGCCCGTGCCATTCTCCTTTGTTGTTCGGATCCTCATCCCATACCTTCCACTGGTTCGTGAAATTACTGAGATCAATGGCCTCGGTCGAGGGATAGGCGATCTCCAGATCCAGATTAAAATCGAACTTCATCGTATCCGGAATGGCCTCCATGGCCATGAAACTCTGCGCCTGCACGAATGGCGACGACGCCCCCCAGTTGAAGTCGATGTTGCTGTCGATCCGAGAGAACTCGTACTCGCCCAAGTAATTATCCTTTGAGGCATCGAACTCGCCTGTGACCGTATACGACTGAATGTGGATCCAATCGTTTAAGCGAAGCAGCTCCTTCTGCACGATCAGCTGCACGCCGCTGATGCTGTACTTCGTGTCGTCGATCGGCACTCCGTTCAGGAACACCTGCTTGTTCAGTCCGACGCCATGGTTCAGCACGAAGATATTGCTCACCCCGCCCATCGAGTAGACGACCTGCACGTCGCCTGGCTTGATGAAGCTGCCATGGATCTCAAACGTATGGCCGCTCACTGTATAGCCGTTCGTCGCATCCTGCGGCATCGTCACGCCATCCTGCTTCACCTCTTCGATGACGATCGGATCGTTCTCCATGAACTCGAACGTCGTGCGCATCGACATGTTGCCTACCCGCACTCCGCCGGCCTTGTATTCGATCTTTACGACATCGGTTAGTAGCAGCGGCGCCGTTACGGCGATGTGCTTCTGGGTGTTCGTGAACTGCGTCGTTTCCGCATCGTTCACTTTCACCACGACGGATCCAGTATCCGGCACATAGCGGATACCAAACGATTGCTGTGCCGCCCCCAGGTTATGCGTGACCGCATACGGTGCGTCCCTCAGCCCGGCATTACGGATGACGACGTTCCACTCGCCCGGGATCGGATCGGTAAACGTCATTTGCTCCATGCCGCCTTGATCCCCGCTGAACTCATATTGCGAGCAGCTCTTGCGATCGGTCAGCGTCAGCGGAAGCGTGCCCCAGGTATCATTGAGAAATGACAAGCCAAATGATTCGCCGTTCGGAGCGATCACGTTCAGGTCTGGATATTCAGAGCCCGCACCGAGCATGAAGCTGCCGAGAATCGTAAGCTCCGGCTGCCCGCCTGGTACCTGAATTGTAGTCGCCGATCTATACTCCTTGGCTTTGATGATGCCTCGCACCGGAACGCTTCCGGCCAGGAATACTTCAGCCGCTTGGTCGCCGGGAAAGTACGTGTCTTCGATCTCATCGTTGACGTTGAAGATCTGTAGCTTCCGATGGTAGTCGCCCCCCACCGTCCACGCCTGTTGCCTGACCTCGGTCATTTGCGGGAACTGATAATACGACCCATAGAGCCCTTGCGTATCGCCTTGCGTCTGATCGACCCAAGTCGATACAAACGGATTGTTACTCGTGACTTCAATGCGGTCCACGATGACGTTGTGGTCATACTGCGGATCATCGGTCGGCAGCACCTTCACCGGCTCCGTGATCACCATTCGTGCATTCCGCTTGGCCATGTATGTTGTTGGATCTTCCTTCCATGGCGTGAACCAGTCGGTGTACCAGATGTACTGATCCTGGAACTCGGAGGAGAACGTGATCGTCTTGCGGTTGCTGTCATAAACGAACTTGATCCGGGCATCGTTGACCTCGATAAACGGACCTTGAATGTTGGTCAGGTTCTCAGGCAGGAACACCACGTCGGCCGGCACATCGGCGAGATCCGCCTTGCCTTTTGTTTCCGTCATGTATGGCCGTTTTCCGTTCACCTTGCCGTAGCCGATATACTGCCCCGAGATCCATGGGATGTAGCGAGGATCCGGATCACACACGACCACGATGCGGTCTTCCATCTTATCGGTCTTGATCAGCGGAGCGCTAGTCATCGGATTGTTCTGGGTCGCATTGCGGGTTGTGACCGATGGGCTGCCCTCCCAATACATCCAGACATGCGGCTTGCCAATCGGTGCCTTTTGCATGACGTAATGCACGTCTTCAAAATGATATGGCATCGGCGTTTTCTTATAAGGCTCGACGTAATGCTCCGGCATCGGCGGGATCTGGATATACACTTTCTTCTTGCTTGTCACCGTACCCTCGTTGAGAATGTCGGCCGGGAAGGTGCCCTGATACCACTCCGTCGTTTTAATCATGAGGATGTCGTTGCCGTTTGTCGTCATCCGCTCAGTCGGCGAGCTGGCCCATTGGATCTGATCATAGACCGGATTGAACGCCTCGCTGTTGTTGAAGATCTCCAGTGTATACTCGACCCAGGTGCCGCCACCGAACTCCTCAGCGAGCGGCTTCATGACCCAATCCTGGTACGCATAAGCCGTCACGACAAACTCCTTGGTCGTCACGTTTTCTTGGGCCGTCGCATTCCACATCGTCAACTTCTTGTTATCATCCCAGGCGTACTGGGTATCCTCAGAGGACGGCTTCACGAGCGTATATACCGGGCGCACTTCCGTCAGATCCGGGTTGTCGGATTTGAACTTGGCCAGCTCCTGCACGAACAGCTTGGTCACATCATCAATGACCACGAGACCATTTTCCTTGCTCGTGTTGTCTGGCGTGATCTTGGCGGTCCCCTTCTTCGTCGAATTGATCGAGACGATCTCACCAGCATTCTGGGGATTGTTCGTCTTGATCTTAACTGGGCCAGCGTACTCCACAGAAACGGATCCGGTGCTTTCATCCTTCACATGCTTGGAGATGGCCTTGACGATATAGTTCGGCGGCAGATACCCACCTAGCTCCTTCTGGATGCTGCCGGCAATATATTGGTTGGCGTTATTCGTTACCGTCTTCTCGGTTCCGCCGGAGTAAGTTTCCCAATCGGTATACCCAGAGGCGTCATTATACTTGGCGTAATCGACCTTATGGAACTGGATGGCCTGTGAGAAGTTGGCGATCCCGAAGCTGCCGGTATCCCATTCGGTGGTCAGCTCGAACACTTTTTGCTTCGATACGCCCGGCCGGGATAGGAAGATCTCCGTCTTGTCGCCGATCGAGATGGCTTCGATCGTATTCATCTGATTCATGTTCCAGCCTGGGATATTGGTGGCATCCGGCTGAGTGACACGATACAGCTTGTTGCCGACGACCTTGTATACCCGGAAGTGATTATGCTTCCAGCCCGTATCGTTAACATACGTTTCGTATTGGGTGGCCGTCTTATAATCTCTCGACTTGATCATGTACTGATCCCACTGGCCGCTGTCGTTGCCGGTGGAAATATTTGCTCCATCGAGATCGTCTGCCATCCTCCAAGATCCTTTGACCCGATCATGGCGTTCCCACATGGCGATATAGAAATTCGATTTGTTCTTGGCTCTGAAGATCAAGCAGGCCAAGTCATCGTCATCACCGCCGGGATCGTCCGTGCCGACGGCCAGGATTGGATAGAAGTCAGCGCTTACCCGATAGTCCTTGTCGTTGTAGCGGACCACACCATTGGCGATCGTGCCGCTCCAATGTGTACGGTTGACCGTTTCGTAAACATAGGACCCATCATTACTGAGCTTCCATACATCCGATGCACCCGCTCCGATGTAATCGCTCTTGCCCGAGGAGAAATCAAACAGCTCCTTGGCCGAGAACTGCTCATTGGTTTCGTAGCTGATTCCCCAGCCGAGACGCCACTCCATCGTCTTCGTGCCGACGACCCCGCCGACATCGAGCCGTATTTCCCAATCCCGGTCCACCGGAAGCCTGCGCCGCTCCGTGATGTTGTACTCGAACTTCTTGCCCGGGTACGCATCGATCGTGGCCTTGTAAGGCGATTCATTGTCATCGATAAACAGGTCGCCTTTGTACTGGATCCCATACTGGAAAGGAATTTCTGGATGGATCAAGGTCTCATGCTTGCGCCGGCCCCGCATCCTAGCGGCATACTGAAACGGCATCGTCTGATCCTCGGAAGCGGGCTGCTTGACCAGCAGATCATCATTGTCGCCGATGCCGGAATGAAAGGCGTGTTTTTTCTCCTTGCTCAAAGGAATCACCTGCTCTCTGAGAAACTAGCCAGCACCATGGCATGATGCTGGCCGGATCATTAAATTCTTGGTGTTTCTTGGCCATCCTTATTTGTCCGCTGTGGCTGGCCAGATGGATTTTTCTCCGTGGATTTTCCGGGCAGCGGGTTCTCCATCTCGTTCAGCGGGATCCCGTTTTGCTTCAGCTGCAGATAGATCTTGTAAACCGTAAAGCGATGGAACGGTTTACTGTAGGAAGATAGCTCATCTTCGTCGATGCTGCTGTCATTCACGCCAACCCACGAGGCTTTCGCAAACTCGTTGACATAGTAGAGCATATTGAATCCATCTGGCTCGGAGATCTTCATTCCCTTCAGATAATCGAGGTCGGCCTGTAGCTCCTCGGCGAACATCTTGTGATAGGAGATCGCAGCGCTTTGCGTCTTCTTGCCCGCCTTATATTCCTGCAGGTTTTCCAGCAGGAGCGACTGGTAGCCACCAAGGTTGAAACCGATTGCCGCCGCCTTTTTATCCTTAAAGGAGATGGGCTTCAGGTTGCCAAAGGTACTCGGATCCTTGATCGTCTCAGGCAGCTTCACCGGCTCGCCGTTAAACAGCTTGTCGATGTCGTTTTGTTCCACGGCCGGTTTCGTTGACGTAGCCGGCTTCTCTTCCTTCCCTGCCGGAATCTCGCCCTCATATATGTGGACGGTCTTGTTGTCGCCATCATAGACCAAGTTGAGGCCCAGCAGATCCGTCAGCTCCCGAATGCTGAAATACATCCGGCCCTCATACAGAATCGGCGGCCGATCCTCAGAGACACTCTGCTCCGTGCTCTTGCCTGCTTTATCGACCAGGTAAAACTTGAATCCATCCGGGAAAAAGATCTCCGTCCATTTGCTTGCGGCTTGCTGATTGGCTGCAGCAAACGTGACGCCCGCCGTGAAAACCCCCATCATCATGACGGCAAATACCATAATCCCTAGCAATCTACGCTTCATCTTGCTCTCTCCCTATTAGTTGATGTTTCCATTATAAACCAACTATAGTTGAGAGAACAAGAGAAAACGAGAGGTATCAAGAGATAGTAGAAGGTTTGGCGTCAAACATGTAGTTTTTCCAAACTTCAATGTCAGAATCCCACATATTCGGCAGATAGCCGAGTCCGGTGAGTGACGGATCGATTGTGTCCCAGAATCCTTCATCCCAGTTGAACTTACCCCACATGATCGGAGCGACCTGGTTAATATAGGCCACCCAGTTCTCCAGCGTCGAGGTCGCTTGGCCATCCGGCTGGTACATGATGCTGTGCAGCTCCTCGTCATCCGGATCGTGGAGTTCATGCTTCTTGATGCCTTGAATAAAGCTGACGGTGTGCTTTACCCCGCTGTTCATGCTGAATAGAATGATGGATCCGTCGGGCTGCAGGTCATACATCTGAGGAGCCAGTTTCTGGCCGTCGAGCCGCAGCGTCCGTGGATCGATTCCTTTTCCCCTGATCCGTAGATTCTTGGTGTCGTTATTCCAGGTGAACCGCTTGATTAGATTCATCTCCCGGCTGATCGCATGCGTAAGCCCCAGGTCACTGCTGTTGGCCTGATAGCGGAAGGCATCGAGGATCCGATCCTTGTAATTAGCGTTTGTCTCCAAGTGCAGCCGCTCTACCCCGGCTAGGAGTCCAAACTCATCAAACGGATTCCAGATGTGGTGCGGAATTGGCATGGCGGTAAATGCGGATCCGTTTACCGTGACCTCCAGCGGCTCGAAGCGGTACTGCGAATACATGCGCCGATTTTTCGTATCGACGACGCCGCCCGCCCCCAGCTTGTTATAGAAGAAGCTTCGGAGATCCGGGAGCAGAGGCACATCTTTACCGGCCGACCGGAATGTTGTCGTATCCCCCGGTGCGATTGACGGCAGCTCGTAGACATACACCCAATCGATAATCTTGGTGTTCAGGAGCGGGAGGAATTTCTGGGTCTTGATGTCTGTAATATCGTCTTCGGCCACTTCTAATTGCATGGCCAAAAAGTTCATAAACCGCTGACCGTTACTCTCCCTGGATTGCCGGATGAACGTCCACAGTGGAAACTCATCCCCAACCGTTCGCTGCGTATACGACGAGTACCAGTATTCATTAAGGAATACGGCAACCGGACCTAAACGATTTGTTGCTGCTCGCAGCACATAATTCTTTTCGTCACATGTCGTATCCAGACGTATCCAGCTTAATCCGTCATACACGCAGATAACTGCATATCTAGCTTCTGTGGCAGTCAGCCGATTCGTATATGGAATTTCAAGTGAAATATCTACAAGACTCGGCTCCACTGCGTCTGCAGCACTGAATATTTGCGATGAAATCAAGAATTGCAGATTAGTGGGTTTATGCTTTTCGTAGTTCGGATCCACAATATTGTCTATGGGGCGCTGCTGAATAAGCGGGTCTACTTTTTCCTCGCAGACGATTCTAAAATTACTGAGAACTTTAATGTCCTTGCTTTCCCAGACAAAGGGGACCGTTGCAGCATCCGAAAATGCTGATTCTAAATACATGGTATCACTCCGTTCCTTGAAAGGCATTACACATTTATTATATCAAAACTTGCACATAAAGAAAGAGCATTTCCACGCAAGGCAGAAATGCTCTTCTCAGGCGGCTCGATTACGGCGTGTTATCAATCGCCGTAAC